TTACGGGGTAATGCCAACCGCTGCCGCCACTTTGTCGCCACTTGGCAATGTTGCCAGAGGATTGAAACGGAGCGCCGTTTCCAGATGATCCGGTGCCAGATGCGCATAACGCATAGTCATTTTTATATCGTGGTGTCCGAGAATTTTTTGTAAGGCCAGGATGTTTCCACCCGACATCATGAAGTGCGCCGCAAACGTATGGCGCAGAACGTGTGTCAGTTGACCGCGAGGCAGCACGATAGACGTTTTTTCCATCACGGATAAAAATTGAAAATAGCAGTCTGTGAAGAAATTGAACCCATCAAGCGCCATGATCTCTTCGTAAAGCTCTTTACTGATAGGGATGCTTCTGTTTTTCTTCCCCTTCGTTCTTACAAAGGTAATTCGGTATTTGGTCACCTGCGAGCGGGTAAGATTTACGGCTTCACGCCAGCGTGCGCCTGTGCTTAAGCATATCTTAACTACCAGTGCCAGAATTGGGTCCTGACGTTTGCAATCAGCCAGCAATTCAACAATCTGCTCATGGGTAAGCCATGCCATCTCTTTTTCTGCGATGGTGAATTTTCGCATGTTCTCCAGTGGGTTCGGATACGACCATTCGCCCAGGCGGGATAGTTCGCTAAAAACACTACTTAGATAGCTTTGCTCCAGATTAATAGTGACCGGGCTTGCTCCTTTCTTCCATTTCTCGCTGAAGTAGATCTCTCCTGTCAGGCGTTTATCGCGATAGTGCGCGAACATTTTGGATGTTAAATCGGTGGCGAGGGGATTTCCGAGAGCTTCGACCATCAGGATCAGCTTGTCGTAAACATGCTCGCCAGCGGTCAGAGATTTGCCGTGCAGTTTGAACCAGAGTTCAACGACGTCTTTCAGAGTTCGGCGATCTACCGATTCACCCAGCCAGGGCTTAGCTTCAGTTTCCTCCATTATGTGCCGTTCAAATGCTAACGCTTCACCTTTGGTGGCGAATTGCTTACGCACACGCCGTCCGCTGCGCCCGGCGGGGTAGCATTCGCATATCCATTTACCTGTGTCGAGTTTTCGTACTGCCATAAAAAAGCCCTCATGTCTGAGGGCTAAATTTAACTGTATGTTTAAACAGTGGTCAATGTATGTTTAGGTGAACTCATACATCAATCAAATGTTGTGCTCAGTTCAATTAAATCGAAATATTGATGAATTTTTAGTTCACTTTCATTGTACCGGCTTTTGGCGTATCCCATTTTGAGAAAGTTCGCTAATGATTCCTCCTGAGACAACTCTCCTTCCATCCAAAGTTCTGGAGTATTGTAAGGTCGCGTGCCAACAGGTGCGGTTCTTGCTATCGTTAAGGTGTTCCAAGCAGTCTCTATGTAAAATAGAACATTTGTTGAAATTTCTTTTTGTTTATACGTATTACTATAAACACCACCATTAGCTTGGAAGTACTTGACTTGTGTAGTTTCATAAGATAAATCAAATGATAAATCTATTTCTGTGTTGAGAGGACTAGGAATTAGCTTTTCTTTTGATTTTATTTTTGCATATACATCATGATCTTTGAAATTAAATGCAGATAATATCAACATTAGATTGGGGTCAAATGTTTTATTTGACGTGATAAGTATGTCTATTAGCCTCTCGTATATTTTTACAGCGTCTCTGATGTTTATTTTTATGGATAATAATATGGATGAACAATTTTTAACAAATGATGTGATGTCTTGTGGGCATGGAATTAATTTTTCACGTAAAGAATTAAATTCCGAAATTATGTTTTCACCTGTTTTTGTTAATAGTAAGTCTTTGTATTCTGGCGTTGGGAGAAGGAATCGACGGTCAAAAAACCTGCTTAGATAATGACTTGCTGAAAAATTAGTGCCATATATAACTTTTATTGAATGCTGTAATTGTTGGGTGTCAGTGGCAATAATAAATACTACGCCAGGGATGTTAAAAATATGCTTGGAGATTTCTAAAAGACTAATGGAAAAATCGGGCCTACATCTATCAAGTTCATCAATTATTATAAATAATGGAAGCTCTTTATCTATTCCATCTTTTCGCCCAATGAATTCAACCCAACGACTAATTCCTTTTCTTACTGTCTCTATTCTCGTTGATTTTTCTGCGTGTATTTCTATTAGCTTAGATGATAAGTCTTTAGTTAGGTTAGAAAAGGAGTCAACCCCTGTGAACTTTTGTATTAATCCATCAATAATAACTGGTGCCGCTGTTTTTAGCAAAGGACCGACATTCTCAATTGTTGAATTGATTAAAGCAGTAAAGCTATCAGATTGACCAGATAATTGATCTTTAATTCCACTAAATACTGTGAGCAATGGGTCTTCAGTAAAATCTTCTTTCCAAGCATCAATGTATATTGTGGGATGGTAGTGGGAAATTGTCTTGGCTAGGCGTTTAGTAAAATATGTTTTTCCAGCCCCCCATTCCGCATTAATGTTAACTACGAGATTGGATTTAGCACCGCGTGCAGCACAGATTTCATAAAGATATTTTGCGTACTTTTTTCTGTCCAATGTATCTGCAGGTAATTTTTCACCAAGAAATTCGTCATCTTGATCCCAATTCCACTCAATATCCATTTAAGCCTCACTGATTACGGTATGAACCTTAGCTATAGGTTTTATATCACTAATATCACATTCAAATGAAAAACCATCCCCAGATACCATTGCTCTTTTGACTGGTATCAAATTGATTTTTTTAATACTCAGTTTTCCTTCTATATCCACCAACCATTGACCATCAGAAATGGTAGTGTCTTCTCGGTCACAAATGTAAACATGTTGGTTAATTTTTATCGCTAATGCAGATTTTATTTCATTGAGAAGAAAGACTGGATCAATCTTGTGCGTTCCAAGTGCAATAGCCTCTCCATTTTTTAGTTCGCGAGTTTCAACGTCTACCAAAGAGTTGACTGCTGTGGTTTTTAACTCACCTTTCCCTGATACCAGCCAATCAATTGAAGTACCAGTTTCTACAACGCATTGAAGTACCCAATCTGCTGGAAAAATGTCACGCATGTAGCGGGTTGCCATTGTGCTCTTTGAAACCCCTAAGTGGTCGCAAAGGGCCTGACGAGTGGTGAAACCATACGCCTCAACCAAACGTTCAATCACTTTCTTTCCGCCGCTATTGAAATTCAAGAGTCCTCCAAAACAATCTAAATTGCATTGACAGATTCCAAAAGCGATCTTAAAGTTGACCTCGAAGTCTTCTTTTGGAGCCTTCACAACTAATCACGATAAACAACGGCTCGCCACAAGCCGAATTAAAGAAGGAATGTTGCACCATGAACCCAAACATTTCAATCACTCTGAACACACCACACGTCACAATTGAACGTTATAGCGAACTCACAGGCCTTCCGGTTGATACGATCAATGACATGTTGGCTGATGGCCGACTTCCGCGGCATCGTCTCCGTAAAGATAAGAAGCGTGAAAAAGTCATGATTAACATGGCTGCTTTGACAGTAGATGCACTTTCGGCATGAAAAGACTTTGCTTATCGAAATCTGTTTTATGGTTCGATTTTGCGATAAGTTCGGAGATGAAAACTATGTTTGATTATAAAGTTTCCAAACAAAGACATTTTGATGAAGCCTGCCGGACCTTCGCTTTGCGTCACAACATGTCGAAGCTGGCAGAACGCGCAGGTATGAACGTTCAAACCCTGCGTAATAAGCTGAACCCAGAGCAGTCGCACCAGCTCACTGCGCCAGAGATCTGGCTGCTTACAGATCTCACCGAGGACCCAACTTTGGTTGATGGCTTTCTGGCGCAGATTAACTGTCTGGCGTGTGTCCCTGTGAACGAAGTAGCAAGCGAGAAGATGCCGTACTACGTTCTGAATGCTACAGCAGAGATCGGGCGTGTTGCTGCCGGTGCTGTCTCTGGTGAAGTGAAAACTACCGCAGGCCGCCGCGATGTAATCAGCAGTATTAATTCAGTTACGCGTTTGATGGCACTGACCGCAGTTTCATTGCAGGCACGTCTACAGGCGAATCCAGCAATGGCAAGTGCGGTGGATACCGTGACTGGCCTTGGTGCTTCATTCGGTTTGCTGTGAGGTGCTTATGCTGACGAAAGAGCCATCATTTGCATCGCTGCTGGTAAAACAAAGCCCGGCAATGCACTACGGTCACGGCTGGATCATGGGTGAGGATGGTAAACACTGGCATCCGTGCCGTTCACAAGATGAATTGCTGTCTGAATTGACCACGAGGAAACGGAGAAAGTCCAAATGTATGCGGCAGAAAATGAAGTGGTTTATCACTTTCGTTACAGAGGGGAGAATTATTCAGTACCTGAAGATGATTTGCTCTGTTGCTATCCGTCGTTGTCGGGCGATGGTAGCTACTTTTTCACTCTAAAGGATGGAACCTTTATACGTGGTGAAAAAGTACAAGAAGTGATGCGTATAAAGACATCACCTCTTGAACGTTATCGGCGAAATATTTATCGGTAACGATCTATCAGTGTCTGTATCAGATGAGTGAATTCTTGTTGTTTAACCGAACCTAAAGGAAGTTTGTTTAATTCTTCGCGGAGGAGCTCAAAAAATGCAGATTGATTTGCTGAGTCAGTTCGAAATAAGGAGTGGATCAGACCTGAAACAAGAATTCGTTGAACAGCAACCTCATCGCGAAGACTGGAGATCTCGTTTTCAAGTTGCTCTATACGCTCTCTTTCAACCGGGTTCAACATTGATGATTCCTTCTAGCTATCAATATGTTGGTAATGGATCATATCAAAAATTTTTTAGTAGATGTGTTGTGGGATGCGTAAATGGCTATTGAAGGCGCTGCGGCGACTGTTCCATTAAGCCCCGGTGAACGCCTGAATGGACTTAATCACATTGCGGAGTTAAGGGCGAAAGTGTTTGGCCTGAATATTGAGTCAGAGCTTGAGCGGTTTATTAAAGATATGCGTGATCCACGGGATATCAATAATGAACAAAATAAACGGGCACTGGCTGCCATATTCTTTATGGCAAAAATTCCAGCTGAACGTCATAGCATCAGCATTAATGAGCTGACCACTGACGAAAAGCGGGAGTTGATTAAAGCAATGAATCATTTTCGTGCAGTGGTGAGCTTATTTCCCAGACGGCTAACCATGCCGAATTAACCAACTAATGAAATTAATGGCGTAAACCCGCCGGGCATCCCTTTATCTAAATTCAGGAGAATTGATTATGCGTAATATTGAAACCCTCACGACTAAAACCGGACCGGATGACGCAGGGCTTAATATTTTACTGACAGAGGCTCGTCTGGAAGAACGCCGGGCAAGGGCTGAAGCAATGGCTGCTCGCCTTGATAGCCTGGCGTGTCATATCTCATCCCGCCAGCTAAACCACGTGGAAGCGGCAGAACTGCTGCGTGTGACTGCTGAAGCAATCCAGAACGAAGCGCAGGAGATCTACTAATGGCTGATGCAATGGATCTCGTACAGCAGCGCGTTGAAGAAGAACGCCAGCGCCATATCCGTGCAGCCCGTGCCAAAACACCGGGCGTGTCACGCGTACTTTGCATTGAATGTGAAGCGCCAATTCCGCCAGCACGACGCCGCGCCATTCCGGGAGTGCAGCTTTGCATTACCTGCCAGGAAATCGCAGAGCTGAAAGGCAAACATTACAACGGAGGTGCTGTATGAGCACCATCCTGAAATGGGCGGGTAATAAAACCGCCATTATGTCCGAACTGAAAAAATACCTTCCTGCTGGCCCGCGACTGGTTGAACCTTTCGCGGGTTCTTGTGCTGTGATGATGGCGACGGATTACCCCAGCTATCTGGTTGCGGATATTAATCCTGATTTAATCAACCTCTATAAAAAGATTGCCGCTGATTGCGAAGCGTTTATATCTCGTGCCAGAGTTTTATTTGAGGAAGCAAACAGTGAGCTGGCTTATTACAACATAAGACAGGAGTTTAATTACTCAACTGAAATTACTGATTTCATGAAGGCGATATATTTCCTGTATCTCAATCGTCACGGTTACCGTGGTTTATGTCGCTATAACAAGAGCGGGCATTTCAACATTCCCTACGGTAATTATAAAAATCCGTATTTCCCTGAAAAAGAAATTCGCGCATTTGCAGAGAAAGCCCCGCGGGCAACGTTTATCTGCGCCAGCTTTGATGAAACGCTGGCGATGTTGAAGGCGGGGGATGTGGTGTATTGCGATCCGCCTTATGACGGTACGTTTTCCGGCTATCACACTGATGGTTTCACTGAAGATGACCAGTATCACCTGGCATCCGTTCTTGAATATCGATCATCTGAAGGTCATCCGGTCATTGTTTCTAACAGTGACACATCCCTGATTCGTTCGCTGTATCGCAATTTCACTCACCACTACATCAAGGCAAAACGCAGCATCGGCGTGTCGGCTGGCGAGAGTAAATCTGCAACAGAAATCATTGCTGTTTCCGGGGCGCGCTGCTGGGTGGGATTTGATCCTTCGCGTGGCGTGGATAGTTCTGCTGTGTACGAGGTGCGTGTATGAGTCATGCCGATATGAGCGACTCTAGCGGCTTTAACGAGGCCGCTGCAGCATTTTCATGGAACGGCCCGAAAAAGGCCATAAACCCTTATCTGGACCCGGCGGAAGTTGCGCCGGTTTCTGCGCTTTCAAACCTGATCACTCTGTATGCTGCCGATAACGAGCAGGAACAGCTGCGCCGCGAGGAATTGAGTGAACAGGTCTGGGAGCGTTATTTCTTTAATGAATCCCGTGATCCTGTCCAGCGCGAAATGGAGCAGGATAAGCTCATTAGTCGGGCAAAGCTGGCGCATGAGCAGCAGCGTTTTAACCCGGACATGGTCATTCTGGCGGACGTCAGCGCCCAGCCCACCCACATCAGCAAGCCGCTGATGCAACGTATCGAATACTTCAGCAGCCTGGGCAGGCCAAAGGCTTATTCCCGCTATTTGCGTGAGACGATTAAGCCATGTCTGGAGCGACTGGATTGTGTACGCGACAGTCAGCTATCTACTTCTTTCCGTTTTATGGCAAGCCATCAAGGGCTGGAGGGCCTGCTGATCCTGCCTGAAATGAGTCAGGATCAGGTGAAACGCCTGTCCACCCTGGTAGCTGCGCATATGAGCATGTGTCTTGAGGCCGCTTGTGGTGATTTGTATACCAACGATGACGTAAAGCCAGAAGAAATCCGCAAGACATGGGAAAAGGTGGCAGCGGAAACCCTGCGTCTGGATGTTATCCCGCCTGCGTTTGAGAAACTTCGTCGGAAAAGAAACCGCCGCAAACCTGTGCCCTATGAACTCATACCGGGTTCGCTGGCACGTATGCTTTGCGCCGACTGGTGGTATCGAAAATTGTGGAAGATGCGTTGCGAATGGCGGGAAGAGCAGTTGCGTGCTGTCTGTCTGGTCAGCAAAAAAGCATCTCCCTATGTCAGCTATGAAGCCGTGATGCATAAACGTGAGCAGCGCCGCAAGTCGCTGGAGTTTTTCCGTTCTCATGAACTGGTGAACGAAGACGGAGACACGCTGGATATGGAAGATGTGGTAAACGCCAGCAGCAGCAACCCGGCACATCGCCGCAATGAGATGATGGCCTGCGTTAAAGGTCTGGAGCTTATCGCGGAAATGCGCGGTGACTGCGCCGTTTTCTACACCATCACATGTCCGTCACGTTTCCATTCCACGCTCAATAACGGCAGGCCCAACCCGACCTGGACAAATGCGACGGTAAGACAAAGCAGCGATTATCTGGTCGGCATGTTTGCTGCATTTCGTAAGGCGATGCACAAAACCGGGTTGCGCTGGTATGGCGTACGGGTGGCTGAGCCGCACCATGACGGTACTGTGCACTGGCATCTCATGTGTTTCATGCGCAAAAAAGACCGCCGCGCCATTACTGCATTGTTGCGTAAGTTTGCCATCCGTGAAGACCGCGAGGAGCTGGGCAATAACACGGGCCCACGCTTTAAGTCTGAGCTGATAAACCCACGCAAAGGAACGCCGACAAGCTACATCGCAAAATACATCAGTAAGAACATTGACGGGCGTGGTCTGGCTGGCGAGATCAGCAAGGAAACGGGTAAATCCCTGCGTGATAACGCCGAATACGTTAATGCCTGGGCGTCTCTGCATCGTGTTCAGCAGTTCCGCTTCTTTGGTATTCCGGGGCGCCAGGCTTACCGTGAACTGCGATTGCTGGCTGGTCAGGCGGCAAGGCAACAGGGTGACAAAAAAGCAGGTGCGCCGGTACTGGATGATCCGCGTCTTGATGCCATCCTGGCTGCTGCTGATGCTGGTTGTTTTGCCACCTACATCATGAAGCAGGGCGGCGTACTGGTTCCCCGCAAATATCACCTTATCAGAACAGCTTATGAAATTAACGAAGAGCCGACTGCCTATGGCGATCACGGTATTCGTATTTATGGCATCTGGTCACCCATTTCAGAGGGCAAGATCTGCACTCATGCAGTGAAGTGGAAAATGGTTCGTAAGGCCGTTGACGTTCAGGAGGCGGTAGCCGACCAGGGCGCTTGCGCCCCTTGGACTCGTGGCAATAACTGTCCCCTTGCTGAAAATTTGAACCAACAAGGGAAAGACAAATCAGCTGATGGGGACTCCAGAACGGATATTACCCGTATGAATGACAAGGAGTTGCACGATTACCTGCACAGTATGAGCAAAAAAGAGCGCCGGGAACTGGCTGCAAGGTTACGCCAGGTGAAACCGAAACGGCGTAAAGACTACAAACAGCGAATTACAGACCATCAGCGACAGCAGCTCGTCTATGAACTGAAGTCCAGGGGATTTGATGGCAGCGAGAAAGAAGTCGATTTGCTCCTTCGCGGCGGCAGTATTCCGTCAGGAGCAGGCCTGCGTATCTTCTATCGGAACCAGCGTCTGAAGGAAGATGATAAGTGGCGGAACCTGTATTAATTACGCGGGTTAACAATTCGTGCTCTTAATAATACCAGGCATATCAGGCCGATGAACGTAAAAAAACGTTTTACATCAGTAAGATTATTATATACTGTAAATATAAACAGTGGTTATGTATACAGTATTGTTTTGGTGTCATAGGAGGAAAGATGCAGGACTATTTTTTGGAGTCTTTGAAGCTCCAGCGCATTGATTTTTTTCTTAAGCTTGTAGCGGCTAGTGAGTGTAGTGATGAAGAGAAGGGGCTGGCTCTGCAGTGGGTTTCTGAATTGACTGATGAACTCATGGCAAAAATCAGAAGCCACGAATACAACCGCTCAATGGATGTCATCAGCTGAGGTGACTTTTATGCGCATTGAAATAATGATCGATAAAGAGCAGAAGATTAGCCAGTCTACCTTGGACGCACTTGAATCCGAGCTTTACCGCAATCTGCGCCCCCTGTATCCCAAAACGGTAATTCGCATTCGCAAAGGTAGCTCTAACGGTGTGGAACTAACCGGACTGCAACTGGATGAAGAAAGAAAACAAGTGATGAAAATTATGCAGAAGGTGTGGGAGGACGACAGCTGGCTGCATTAAGAAATGTTGCCCCCAGGAGGATTCATTCTGATGGGGGCTAGTTTGGGCAATGAGTGAAATAAGGCGTAAGGTGGGCGGTTATTTTGATAAGTGATCGTCCGCTTTGTGTCAGAAGCAGAAGTGGGAGTGTCTGAGACTCTCTAAAAGTTGATGATTCACTTACAAAACCATTTTCCTGATGGATGCTTACACTTACGAATGATCATTCTGTTTAGTCTTCATGAGAAAATCCCGAATCTTTGCCAAGTTTGAATTTTCGGGGATTGAATCCATGTACGGATCACGCTCAAACACTAATTGCTCAGATTCAACGAAAGCCTGCCACTCTACTGGGTCTAGCTCAAATCCCATTGCTGTCATATCACTTTCATCTTCCCCCTCGATCCAGTGGACTAAATAAAACAATTCATCATCAGGAGAATCATCCTCACCATCAACAATATCAACATCGGTTACAGTGATACGTAGGGTGGGATCGATTTTTGAGACATAAATTCCTAACTGTGGTATAGGGGGAATATTGTTCATGGAAACTCCTTTTATTGGTGTTTGCTATTTGAATAAAAATACGCCAAACAGAGTGTTAACTGTGAATATGGAAAGAATCGTTGTAAGTACCCCACTTAGGTGTCCCATTCTATTTTAGAGGTTCTCGTGCATATGGATTATGTTATCTGAAAGTTAACTTCCGCTTCCCGTTCACAGCGAACATTCATCTTTGTAAACCCGTATGATCCGTTTTTCAAGTGGCCATTCAGATACGGATTTTCACTTCCTTGACAGTGCATGACTATGCTGCATGAAATCGCATGATCGATTGAGGATCGTCTTTGCTCAGATCCGCCAGAACTGGCGGGCTTTTGCTCATGTCATGCATGTGCATGAAAACCACTGCATAAAGCGGGCAGGCGTGGCGGGGATACGAGCGCGCTCTGATATGAAAATCTGAACAAAAAATTACAAAATGGTATCTTTTTGTTGCTATCATCATTTTTGATGGTAACTTAACCTTTTCAGTTTCTATATTATAAAATTCTATCCAGAAGAAGGAATTTGTTTCATGGCTGAACTATTACCGCAAACAACTTCTATACAAACTATTTATTCATGGTTTACTGAAGGTAAGATATTTGTTAATAGACGTTATCAACGAAAATTAGTTTGGACTGCAATAGAGAAACAAAAATTAATTGAATCCATTCAAAAAAAATATCCAATTCCTGCAGTTCTTCTCGCGGAAAGGGAAAATGATCCTGGCACATATGAAATAATTGATGGCCTACAAAGATTACATGCAATAATGTCTTTCATCGAAACAGGATATGAATCACTTGATGGAAAACGTTTTAATCTGGACGCTTTTCCCACAGCGAAAAATCGAGCGGATGAAGGTAAGTTTGTTGCAGTGAAAGCTGATAATCTTTTAAGTCAGCGTGAGGTTACTCAGTTATTGGATTATTCTCTTGCAATGTCCATTATGCGTAATGCGACTGAGAACGAAATAAATGATGTTTTTGATAGAATTAATACATACGGGCATAGACTTAGTGATCAAGAAAGGCGCCAGGCTGGTATACAAAATAAATTTTCAAATATGGTTAGGGATATTGCCTGTTCTATCAGGGGGGATGTATCTGACGACATATTGCTTTTAGAGCAAATGCCGTCTATTAGCATTGATTTGCCACTAACTAAACATGGTTACCAAATTCAGTCGGAAGAAGTATTTTGGGTAAAACATGGGATCTTACGTTCAACAGACCTTCGTGACAGTATGGATGAGCAATGCATTGCAGATATAGCAGCTTGTATTGTTGGAGGTAAGTTAATAGATCGTTCCAAAGATGCGCTTGATCAGATTTATAATAATGAAGATGAAGAGTATAGTCGTATTAGCTCTGCTATTAATGTTTATGGTGAAGGAAAATTTGCAGAAGAGTTTAAATTCTGCATCCAGGAAATAACAAAAGTATGTAATAGTGACGGTGAAATTAAACTCAGGGATTTAATCTTTACTAAACGTACTACAAATGCTTTCCCAGCCATATTTGCTGTGTTATTTATTGCTTTTCATGAATTACTCATTAAAGAAAATAAGAAGATTAATAATTATAAAGGTGTAAAAGACAATCTTAATAATATAGTCACTCGACTAGATACTAAAAGATCTGCTACTGGTGGGGAAGAGAGAAGAAAGAATATTAATTCTATCATAGGCTTGATTAAAGATAACTTTATTGATAGCGCCGATAGCAGTCATATCTATAATTCTCACAATACGGTGGATATTGAGGATATTTTACGAAGATCTGAAATAGAGCTTGCAAATTATGAACTGAAACAGGGTTTGTTGATGTTAGGCGGAGAGCGAACTATTGATGATGGCATTCATGAGAAAATATTCTCCACAATTTGTGCTATTGCTAACATCGGTAAAGGTAACAAGAACGGTGTAGTTGGTAAGTTATTGCTTGGTGTAACAGATAAACCAAGTGATACAAGTAGAGTAAAAGAGCTTGATGATATAGATGCACATGTAGTTGGTGAGAGAAGTGTTGTTGGTGTTAAAAGAGAAGCTATTAAACTCGGCATATCAATGGAAGAATATTATAGACGTTTTTGCGATGAGTTGAAAAAATCTGCTTTGAGTGAGCCTCTTAAATCACAAGTGGTGAGTTTGATTGACTATAATGACTTTTATGGTTATGGAGTTATAGTTATTACAATTCCACTTCTAGCATCTTATTCTAGTTATGATGGGGATATTTATTATCGTGCTGGCGATAATACCGTAAAAGCAACAGTTATCGAAGCAGCAGATATTGCAACACGTTTTAAATGAAAGAACGCCTGCTCAGGCAGGCGTTAATTATAAACAGGAACTACAAAATATATTTATTAAATGTAATTATATTTTCATCCAGCCAACAATTAAGCGCTTGCATCAATTTTTGCAAAGGTAAAAGCTCATTCCGCACAAATACCTTACTAGCTTTCTCTACATCCCCAAACCCCCCGACATTGCTAGGCATAATCCCCATCATTTGCGGCGGTACGCGGTGCGCCGCCATCATGTCGTCCCGGCTCACGTTCTTGATATTCAGAAACTCATCCTTCGCCGCGACTTCTGACAGAGGAATGATCTGAAGCCCATCCTTTTTGCCGTTAGGCGAGTACATAAACAGGTTGCGGAAGTTACCCGGTCCTTTGGCGCTTTTCATTGCGTTGCGGAGGTTGTTCACATCCTCCTGGTTTTGCGCGGCATCGGTCATGTACATGATGAAGCCTGCATGACTGCCGTTAATGTAATACTTCCGGCGGAACAGCGTGGCGGACTCGTTGAGCAGAGCGGATGGAATAGCAGAAAGATAGCCAGGCAGGCCGTAGATCTCCTGATTAATATCCGGTTCCATCAGATGAAAGATGCTGCCTTTCGTGAACTGATACGGCTGGGTTGCCATACCGTATTGCACAAACCAGTAGGTATCCAGGTCTAATCCGCGTCGGGTATATTTTGCCAGGGCAGGTTCAAGGGCGATAACTTCACCGAAGCGGTTCGTGCGTTTCTCCAGGTAGGCATTACCAAATACCAGATAGTCCTGCACAAAACGTGAAAAAGCCTGCTGGCTGAGCAACGGGTGAGGGATATAGGTGCTGGTCAGAATGTTGCACTTTACTGCAATCGGTGAGCTGTGGTGTACGGCGGCGCGGAAGGTTCGCGCCAGGCCGTCGAAACTCACTGGTGGCTCATACCAACGGTCCATCTGTACGCATTCCACATAGTCCAGCAGTTCGCGGCGGTCCAGAACAGGAACGGGATCACCGAAGCTGAATGCTTCGGCTGAAGTCTGGTTTTTATGCTGGATCTGTTTCGTCGCCGCAGCGCGGTTCTTCTTACTCTTTCCCATCAAAAAATCTCCACAATATTGCTGGTATTGGCGGACTCGCCCTGCAGTGGTTCGTTAAACAGTGCGTGCATTGTTGCCCAGGCCAGATCGGCATGGCTGGCTTCTTCGCTGCGGCTGGCTTCATAGGTCGGGCGGTTGCCGCTGGCGGTGGTGGCGCGACGGATTGCCATGAATGACTGCGCAATGTCGGTGTGCCCGGCGTCAAACTCAAGACGGCGGTGGCTGATAATGTCGTAGGCCTTGAGTACCAGGGCGTTTTTAACGTTGGGGTTGTAGACAAACTCCCGGACGGCAGGAAAAAACGCTTTCACGTTCTCGTAAACCCCGTGACCAACGCCGGTTGAGTCGATGCCGATATAGGTCACGTTGTACTGTTCGGTCAGTTTTTTGATGGCGTCAGCCTGGGCGCGAAAGTCCATTCCGCGCCACTGGTGACGCTCAAGAATGCGGAACTTACCGCCTGGCACGGCTGGCGGTGCCACCACCACGCATCCGGCGCTGTCGCCGTTCTGCGTACCTTTTGCCGGGTCATAACCGATCCACACTTCGCGCCAGCCAAACGGGCGCAGGGCCAGTGCATGAAAGTCGGTCCAGACTTCCCAGCTGTCCACCATGCACGCCTGCAATTCGCTGAGCGGGAACACGGACGCGAGATCGTCCACGAACTCGCACATCAGCAAGTTCTGGTATTCGTCAGGGCTGTACTCCATGCGCAACTGGTCAAGGTCGAACAGGTTACAGCCGCCGCGCACCGCATCTTCCACGGTGACTATCTGGCGGTATTGCCCGTCTGCGCACAGCAGGCCGGGGGCCAGATTGCTGTGGGACAGGTCGATGTCCACCTTATCGGCTCTGTTGCGCCCACGGTTGAACAGCGCACCGGACCAGAACGGATAAGCACTGTGTGTCAGACTGGATGGCGTGGAAAAATAGGTCTGTCGCCATTTCTTGTGAATAGCCATACCGGAAGCCACTTTGCGCAGCTCCTGGAATTTCGGTATCCAGAAATATTCATCCAGATACAGGTTGCCGTGGTAACTCTGGGCCGTGCGGGCATTGGTGCCGAGGAAGTACAGCGTGGCCCCGTTAGGAAGCACCATCGGATCGCCTTTCAGCTCCACCTCCACTTCTTTGGCGAAGTCGATGATGTACTGCTTAAAGACGTGGGCCTGTGCCTTGCTGGCGGAAAGGAAAATCTGGTTACGCCCGGTTAGCAGGGCGTCAATCAGGGCTTCACGGGCAAAATAGAAGGTCGCGCCGATCTGGCGTGACTTCAGCAGGTTGCGGATGCGGTTGGTTTTTCCGGCTTCCCACCAGTGGCGCTGGTAGTTGAACATGGAGGAATGGAAGATTTCTTCCAGCTTCTCAATCTGTTCATCGGTGAAAACGTTCTTTTCCGGCTGACGGCGCGGGCCTTTGTTGCGGTTGGCGACGTTAGGGTTTAAGTCGGCTTCGTTGCCGCCATTGTTAAACTTGCCGATCCGCGCATGGCGCTCCGACTGGCGCGCCAGCAGGTCAATCTCTTTGAAATCTTTCCCTTCTTTGTGCTCCTTCATAATGAGCTGGCAGTAGCGTGCGGCGGTGGTGAGCTGCATCTGATCCAGCGGCCCATAGTCACCCCACTTGTCGCGTTTTTTCCAGCTGTGAACGGTTGCAACTTTCTCGCCCAGCATTTCAGCAATGCGGGCTACGCGGTATCCCTGAAAGTACAGCAGCATGGCCTGCCGACGGGGATCGAGATCTGCGGGTGTCAGTGTGGTGTTCATGGCACAAACCTACAGCCTTGAATGAAGGCTTTCCCCGCCTGCGGTTTGTGTGGTTGTCGGTACAAATACCGCGCATTGTTTCACTGCCCCCATCACCGCAACCATAAGGCTCCAGTAAGTTTTTTCTAACGGAGCACGGCTCATGACAGTGAAAGCAAAGCGTTTTCGCATCGGGGTGGAAGGTGCCACCACCGACGGACGCGAAATCCAGCGTGAATGGCTGGAACAGATGGCAGCCAGCTACAACCCGGCGGTGTATACCGCGCTGATTAACCTTGAGCACATCAAGTCTTATCTGCCGGACAGCACCTTTAACCGCTACGGCAAGGTGACGGCGCTGTTTGCTGAAGAAATCACGGAAGGTCCGCTGGCAGGCAAGATGGCGCTGTATGCCGACGTTGAGCCAACGGAGTCCCTGGTGGAACTGGTGAAAAAAGGCCAGAAATTATTCACCTCTATGGAAGTCAGCCCGAAGTTCGCTGATACGGGCAAAGCCTACCTGGTCGGCCTGGCTGCCACTGATGACCCTGCCAGTCTGGGTACGGAAATGCTGACATTCAGCGCCAGTGCAGCCCATAACCCGCTGGCAAACCGCAAGCAGAATCCTGCCAATCTCTTTACCGCTGCAGAGGAAACGGTGATCGAACTGGAAGAAATCCAGGACGACAAACCGTCCCTGTTTGCCCGCGTCACGGCGCTGTTTACCAAAAAAGAGCAGTCCGATGACGCCCGGTTCTCTGATGTGCATAAGGCCGTGGAGCTGGTCGCCACTGAGCAGCAAAACCTGAGCGCACGCACCGAAAAATCCCTGTCTGAGCAGGAAGAACGCCTGTCTGAGCTGGAGACTGCCCTGCAGGCACAGCAAACCGCCTTTAACGAACTGGTGGACAAGCTGAGTCATGAAGACAGCCGCCAGGACTACCGCCAGCGTGCAACAGGCGGTAACGCCCCCGCTGACACTCTGACCAATTGCTGATGGAGCACAAAACCCGATGAAGAAGAATACCCGCTTTGCTTTTAACGCTTACCTGCAGCAGCTGGCGCGTCTGAACGGTGTGGCAGTTGAAGAACTGTCCAGCAAGTTCACCGTGGAGCCGTCTGTACAGCAGACGCTGGAAGACCAGATCCAGCAGTCCGCCGCTTTCCTGACGCTGATTAACGTCACGCCAGTGACTGAGCAGTCCGGTCAGCTGCTGGGGTTGGGTGTTGGCAGCACCATTGCCGGAACCACTGATACCACCGCGAAAGAGCGTGAACCTGTCGATCCGACGCTGATGGTCGATGTGGAATACAAATGCGAGCAGACCAACTTTGACACGGTGCTGACCTACGCGAAGCTGGACCTGTGGGCGAAATTTCAGGATTTCCAGGTGCGTATCCGTGACGCCATCGTGAAACGTCAGGCACTGGACCGCATCATGATCGGCTTTAACGGCGTGAAGCGTGCGAAAACCTCCAACCGTAGTGAAAACCCGCTGCTGCAGGATGTGAACAAAGGCTGGCTGCAGAAAATCCGTGAGGATGCACCGGATCACGTCATGGGCAGCACCACCACAGGCGGTGAAACCACACCGGGCGCGGTGAAAGTCGGTAAAGGTGGCGAATATGCCAACCTGGACGCCGTGGTGATGGATGCCGTCAATGAGCTTATCGACGTGGTCTACCAGGACGATGACGATCTGGTGGTGATTTGCGGTCGTGAACTGTTGTCTGACAAGTATTTCCCACTGGTCAACAAAGAGCAGGAAAACAGTGAAAAACTCGCTGCCGATATGATCATCAGTCAGAAACGCATGGGTGGCCTGCAGGCCGTGCGTGCGCCGTTCTTCCCGCCGAATGCACTGCTGATCACCCGTCTGGATAACTTGTCCATCTACTGGCAGGAAGACACCCGCCGCCGTTCAGTTATCGACAACCCGAAACGTGACCGGATTGAAAACTTTGAATCCGTTAATGAAGCCTATGTGGTTGAGGACTACCGCTGCGCCGCACTGGTGGAAAACATCCAGATTGGTGATTTCAGCGCCGCCGCAGCAGAAGCCGGAGCGTAAACCATGAGCCTGAGTCCCGCACGGCAGCATCGCCTGCGCGTTCAGGCTGAACAGGCCGCCCGTGAGGGCGGCAGTGTTCGCCACGCGTCGGGCTATGACCTGATGCTGCTGCAGCTGGCGGAAGACCGCCGCCGTCTCAAGGGCGTTCAGTCCACGGTGAAAAAAGCGGAAATAAAGGTGGAGCTGCTGCCGAAATATGCCGCCTGGGCGGAGGGCGTCCTGGCTGCCGGAGGCGCTCAACAGGATGACGTGCTGATGTACGTGATGCTGTGGCGCATTGATGCCGGAGATTATGCCGGGGCGCTGGAGATCGGGCGTCATGCCCTGCGTCATGGCTGGGTGATGCCTCTGGGTAACCGCAACGTGCAGACCGTGCTGGCAGAGGAAATGGCAGATGCAGCGCAGAGCGCAATGCTTGCCGCTACCGGCTTTGATGCCGATCTGTTGCTGCAGACGCTGGAGCTGACAGACGGTCTGGATATGCCGGACCAGTCACGGGCGCGTCTGCATAAAGCGATTGGCGCTGTCCTGAGTGAAAGCAATCCGGCTTCCGCCCTTAATCATCTCAACCATGCGTTACAGCTCGATCCCCGCTGTGGCGTGAAAAAAGACAAACAGCAGCTGGAGCGCAGACTGCGCAATGACAGCCGCTGACAGAACGTGCCCCCGCGCACGGGCGGCACGGGGTGGCGAAAGGCATAGCCACATCAAAATCCCGTCCACCGCCCTCTATTTCAGGAGAAAGCAGCATGAAGTTTGTTGCGCCAGAACAGGCACCGGAACAGGCGGAAATCATCAGAAATACGCCGTTCTGGCCTGATGTGGACCTGTCGGAGTTTCGCAGCGTGATGCGCACTGACGGCACGGTGACGCAGCCGCGTTTAAAGCAGGTTGCCCTGTCGGCAATTTCGGAGGTCAACGCAGAGCTGTATGAGTTTCGCAGACGTCAGCAGATGCTGGGATATGCCTCGCTGGCAGAGGTTCCGGCGGAACAGCTGGACGGCAAAAGTGAGCGCATTCAGCACTATTTCAACGCGGTTTACTGCTGGGCACGCGCCATGCTCAACGAACGATACCAGGACTATGACGCCACGGCATCCGGTGTGAAGCGGGGCGAAGAACTGGCAGAAGCCAGCGGTGATTTGTGGCGTGACGCCCGCTGGGCCATCAGCCGGGTACAGGATGCGCCGCACTGCACAGTGGAGCTTATCTGATGAAAGTGCGTGCGCATCAGTATGACACGGTGGACGCGCTTTGCTGGCGTCATTACGGGCGCACGCAGGGTGTCACGGAGCAGGTACTGAAGGCAAATCCGGGGCTTGCCGAATACGGCCCCTTTTTACCTCACGGGCTGCAGGTGGAGCTGCCGGACATTCCGACCACCGCCACCGTGCAGACCGTCCAGCTATGGGACTGAATTATGACGCTTGAGCGAATCAGCGCCTTTATCACGTATTGCATCGCCGTCGTGCTGGCCTGGCTGGGCGATTTGTCCATCAAGGATGCCTCAACGCTGGGCGGCCTGATGATTGGTGTGCTGATGCTGGCTATCAACTGGTACTACAAACACAAAGCCTACCAGCTTCTGCGCGACGGGCAGATCTCGCGGGAGGACTATGAATCCATCAATCGTTAAACGCTGCCTTGTCGGGGCCGTGCTGGCTATTGCTGCCACGCTGCCGGGTTTTCAGCAGCTTCACACCTCCGTGGAGGGGCTGAAACTGATTGCCGATTACGAAGGTTGTCGTCTGCAGCCGTATCAGTGCAGCGCGGGTGTCTGGACCGACGGCATTGGTAATACATCTGGCGTCATTCCAGGCAAAACCATTACGGAACGACAGGCAGCGGAAGGACTGATCTCCAACGTGCTGCGTGTGGAGCGGTCACTGGAAAGGTGTGTGAAGCAACAGCCACCGCAGAAGGTGTATGACGCGGTGGTGTCATTTGCCTTCAACGTGGGAACGGGCAATGCCTGCAGCTCCACGCTGGTGAAATTGCTCAATCAGCGGCGCTGGGCGGATGCGTGCCGACAGTTGCCGCGCTGGGTTTATGTAAAAGGTGTGTTTAATCAGGGGCTGGATAACCGCCGTGCGCGGGAGATGGCCTGGTGTTTACAGGGAGCAAACTGAAATGAAAAAGAAATTAATCAGCGGACTGTTTCTGATGTTATGGATGGCGCTGTTAATCGCAGCAATGGTGTATCCGCAGGGGATTTTTCCGGTACTGGCAGCGTCCGGCGTTTGGGTAGCCTGTTTGCTGACATGGGCGGTAATTCCGGTAGCACTGGCTGCGTTAATTAAGAATGGCCCGCTCTGGCAGGAGTTAAGGGCATCTTTGCTGAAGACAATTACCCGAAAAGAAAACGTATTTACCAGTTGGGTGATGCGATTGCTGATTGTTGTAAGTCTCGCCTGGACGGGGTGGGCTATTACCCTGGTCTTTTATCTACTGACCGTTATTGCCTTCTGGATCACCCGTAATCAGATGGCGCAACAGGTAGCAGCATGAACCGGTTGCTGCTGGTTGTGCTGACGTTATTACTGGCGGCGCTGGGCTGGCAGACGTGGCGGCTGGCTGATGCCAGCCAGACCATCAGCACGCAGGCAGACGAGCTGCAGAGCAAAAGCCAGGCACTGGCAAAGAGCAACAGCCAGCTTATCAGCCTGTCCATTCTGACTGAAACCAATAACCGGGAGCAGGTGCGGCTCTATGCCGAAGCAGAACAGACCAGCACGCTGCTGAGACAACGACAACACCGGATCGAGGAACTGAAACGTGAGAACGAGGATTTACGCCGCTGGGCTGATACTCCTTTGCCTGCTGACATTATCCGGCTGCGGAAACGTCCGGCACTCACCGGAGGTATGGCTTACCGTCAGTGGTTGTCCGCGAGTGACGCCGTGTCGGCTGGATCAGGCAACGCCGCGCACTAACGGTGATCTGAACGCGTTGCTGGATGAAACGGAGGCCGCCTGGGCGGTCTGTGCAGACAAAGTGGACATGATTATTGCGTGTCAGGAGCGAAACAGTGAACAAACCACAATCCCTGCGCCACGCCCTCAATAAAGCGGTGCCTTATGTCCGCAATAACCCGGACAAACTGCATCTGTTTGTGGATAACGGTTCGCTGGTTGCCACGGGGGCCAGCTCCATGTCGTGGGAGTACCGTTACACACTGAACGCGGTGATTGAGGATTTCAGCGGCGACCAGAATCTGCTGATGGCCCCGGTTTTGCTGTGGCTGAGGGATAACCAGCCCGATGCCATCAATAACCCGGCGTTACGGGAAAAGCTATTCACCTTTGAGGTGGATATTCTGCGCAACGATGTCTGTGATATCAGCCTGAACCTGCAACTGACGGAGCGTGTGCTGGTCAGCACTGACGGCAGTGTGTCGAGCGTTGAAGCTATAGCGGAACCTGATGCACCTGAAGAAATGTGGACGGTGAAACGTGGCTGAACTGCAGAAGGTGGACGACTGGCTGAGTGCCTTGCTGGCGAATCTGGAACCAGCCACGAGAAGCAGCATGATGCGCCAGCTGGCGCAGGAACTTCGCCGGACACAGCAGCAGAACATCAGGATGCAGCGTAATCCTGATGGCAGCAGCTATGAACCGCGAAGGGTAACAGCACGCAGTAAAAAGGGGCGCATCAAACGTCAGATGTTTACAAAGCTTCGCACCACAAAATACCTGAAAACTGCCGCCAGCGCCGATTCTGCCAGCGTGCAGTTTGAAGGTAAGGTACAGCGCATTGCCCGTGTTCATCACTACGGCCTGCGTGATCGCGTCAGTCGTAATGGTCCGCGAGTACACTATGCAGAGAGACGGCTGTTAGGGATAAATGCTGAAGTAATTAAGCTCATTCAAGATATGATATTTAGAGTCGTTACAAATTAACACTTCGAAGCTAGTAAAAATTAGAGTGACATAATTGCCACTCTAATTAATGCGTTTAAATTTCGGATTTGGTTTCAAGGTTTCTCAATGTATTCGGTATCAATGTTTCACTGAATCCAGAAAGCGCACAAATCACATAAATGGAGAATGAGATGTCACTACTATTATTCATAAACCCGAAGATAATATTCCCCTTGAGCATAAAGTATACAAGTACGCCAGCCATCATTGAAAGGAGTATTCTCTCCGCACCATAGAAGAAATAAGTTTTCTTTTTTAGTTCTCTGTCTGTATGGAGGCTTTTTATTTTTAGGGATACAGAAATAAACCCCCCGATGGAAGCAAAGGAAGCGGCGTATAACACCACTGGAATAAAGTGATTAGCTTTTATGAAATTAGAATCTCTAGCCAAATATGTTATCAATGCAAGGATGATGAATATCAATGCTAAAGTTATGGCTCCTGATTGATATAAATTCCTTCCAAGCATTGTGTTTTCATAATCGTTTTTAATGTCTCTATTTATTGCGGCGAAGTTATTTTTGTTTATATCATTTTTTCCAAGTATTGTTGCTGACATAACTGTTGCTGCTCTTTTTTTATAAATAGAAGAGCAGTTGTATTTGTAGCAATGTGAAATAAACTCATCAAAGTGCTCTTTTGAAGCATGATATCTATCAATCTTACTGTCATCCTCCTCAATGATTGAGTCTATGAACACGAGCATAGACTCATGAGGCGGAAGATTGGCTACTTCATAAATGACATATTCATCCCCACGTGAATAAATTTTACTTATGGTGTTTCCACCCAAATCTGTTCCACCAACGACGTATTTGCCAATTCTTTCTTGCTGTTTTTTTTTGTATTCATCCCTCTCCTTCTTTGTAGGTGGGGGATTGATGGGATCATTCATTGCATCCATGGGGACAATATTATCTTGCTCAGCTGCTTCTGGGGTATTGGTGTTAGTTGTCATTTTTTGTGTAGTTAATGTCACAAGGAAAGTGGATATAAATATACAAATAGTACAAATAAAATCAACTTATGAACGCACAACTGACTGAAATCATGCGCCTTATCACCAATCTGATCCGCACTGGTGTAGTCACCGAAGTGGACCGGGAGAACTGGCTTTGCCGGGTGAAAACGGGCGACCTTGAAACTAACTGGATCAGTTGGCTGACGCTGCGTGCCGGTAATGCCCGCACATGGTGGCGACCATCGGAAGGTGAGCAGGTGGTGCTGCTGAGTCTGGGCGGTAATCTGGAGACTGCCTTTGCGCTGCCCGCTGTCTATTCGAATCAGTTCGCACCACCGTCGACGTCGGCGGACGCCTGCGTGACAGAACATCCTGACGGTAGCTGGTTTGAATACGAACCCGCCACCGGGCGCTGGTATGTAAGGGGCATCAAATCAATGGTCATTGAGGCCGCTGACAATATCACCATGAAAACCAGTGAGTTTGTGCTGGAGGCTGACCGCACGCGAATTAACAGCGAAGTAGTGATCAATGGTGGCGTTACCCAGGGCGGCGGTGCGATGAGTTCTAACGGGATTGTGGTTGATGCGCATCAGCATACTGGCGTCCTGAAAGGCGGCGATACAACCGGAGGCCCGGTATGACGCTTTATAGCGGGATGAACAATACCAGCGGCAAAGTCATTACTGATATTGATCATCTGCGCCAGTCGGTGCGGGACATTCTGCTGACACCGCAGGGTAGCCGCATTGCCCGCCGGGAATATGGTTCCCTCCTGTCGGTTTTAATAGATCAGCCACAAAATCCGGCATTACGCCTGCAGGTCATGTCGGCAGTGTATGTGGCGCTGAGTCGCTGGGAGCCACGGCTGACGCTGGATTCCATCACCATCAACAGCAACTTTGACGGTTCTATGGTGGTGGAGCTGACCGGGCGGCGGAATAACGGTGTGCCTGTTTCCCTTTCCGTATCAACAGGAGCAGAGAATGGCAGTGATTGACCTTTCGCAGTTACCTGCGCCGCAGATTGTGGATGTGCCGGACTTTGAGACGTTGCTTGCCGAACGCAAGGCAGAATTTGTGGCGCTTCATCCGAAAGATGAGCAGGAAGCAGTGAGCCGCACACTGGAACTGGAATCTGAACCCGTCACCAAATTGTTGCAGGAAAACGCTTATCGTGAGTTGCTTCTGCGCCAGCGCATTAACGAAGCCGCGCAGGCGGTGATGGCGGCTTATGCCATAGGGAGCGATCTGGACCAGCTCGCTGCCAACTACAACGTGAAACGCCTGACGGTGACACCTGCTGATTATGACGCTGTGCCGCCCGTTGCGGCTGTGATGGAAAGTGATGAAGCGTTACGCCTGCGTGTGCCTGCAGCCTTTGAAGGGCTTTCAGTTGCGGGGCCAACTGCAGCTTATGAATTTCATGCCCGAAGCGCCGACGGTCGGGTGGCGGATGCCAGTGCAACCAGCCCGGCACCTGCAGAGGTGGTGCTGACTGTCCTTAGCCGCGAAGGAGACGGAACAGCAGAAAAAGACCTGTTGGATGTGGTGGAGAAAGCACTGAACAGTGAGAACGTCCGCCCGGTGGCTGACCGTCTGACGGTTCGCAGTGCAGAAATCATCCCGTACCGCGTGGAAGCCACCATTTTTCTCTATCCGGGACCAGAAGCAGAGCCGGTAATGGCAGCGGCAAAAGCCAGCCTGCAGAAGTACATCGCCAGTCAGACGCGGCTTGGTCGGGATATTCGCCGTAGCGCCATCTTTGCCGCGTTGCATGTTGAAGGTGTGCAGCGTGTGGAACTGGCTTCGCCGCTGGCGGATGTGGTCCTGAACAAAACGCAGGCGGCATCATGTACGCAGTGGAGCGTAACCAACGGGGGAACTGATGAATAGTCTGCTGCCACCGGGTTCAACGCCACTGGAGCGCCGACTGGCGCAAGCGTGCAGCGGGATTTCTGATTTGCAGGTGCCGCTGCGTGACTTGTGGAATCCGGCAACCTGTCCAGTCAGTTTCCTGCCTTATCTCGCCTGGGCGTTCTCTGTGGATCGCTGGGACGAGAGCTGGACAGAAAGCGTCAAACGCCAGGTGGTGAAGGATGCTTTTTATATACATCAGCATAAAGGAACCACCAGTGCTGTGCGGCGGGTGGTGGAGCCGTTCGGCTTCCTGATCCGCATTATTGAATGGTGGCAGACCGGAGAAGCACCGGGAACGTTTCGCCTGGATATCGGCGTGCAGGACCAGGGCATCACTGAAGATACCTATCTGGAACTTGAGAGGCTGATAAGTGATGCCAAACCATGTAGCCGTCACATGATCGGCATGTCCATCAATCTGCAGACCAGCGGCCCACATTGGATGGGGGTTGCCAGCTATCTTGGCGAAGAAATCACGATCTATCCGTATATCAACGAAACGATTATTTCCGGTGGCACCGCGCATGAAGGCGGGGCGGTCCATGTTATTGACACAATGAGAGTGAATCCATGAGCACAAAATTTTATACCCTGCTGACGGATATTGGCGCGGCGAAACTTGCCAGCGCCGCCGCGCTCGGTGTGCCGCTAAAAATTACCCATATGGCGGTGGGCGATGGCGGCGGAGTATTGCCAACGCCGGACGCAAAGCAGACGGCACTGGTAAATGAGAAACGCCGGGCTGCGCTGAATATGCTTTATATCGACCCGCAGAACAGCAGCCAGATTATTGCTGAACAGGTGATCCCTGAAAACGAGGGCGGTTGGTGGATACGTGAAGTGGGCCTGTTTGATGAGTCCGGGGCATTGATTGCCGTGGGCAACTGCCCGGAAAGCTATAAGCCGCAACTGGCTGAAGGCAGCGGGCGCACCCAGACCGTGCGCATGGTGCTGATTACCAGCAGTACGGACAATATCACCCTGAAAATCGACCCTGCTGTAGTGCTGGCAACCCGTAAATACGTGGATGATGAAGTCCTGGAATTAAAGCTGTATGTGGATGACCAGATGAGAAACCACATTGCCGCACAAGATCCTCATACCCAGTATGCGCAGAAACATAATCCGACATTTACCGGAGAACCAAAAGCGCCGACGCCTGCAGCAGGAAATAACACCACGCGGATTGCGACCACTGAGTTTGTTCAGGCCGCTATTACTGCTCTGATTAACGGTGCGCCAGCCACGCTGGACACACTGAAAGAAATTGCCGCAGCCATTAACAATGACCCGAAATTCAGTACCACCATTAACAATGCGCTGGCACTAAAAGCACCGCTGTCGAGTCCGGCACTCACCGGAACGCCAACAGCACCTACTGCGGCACAGTCGGTCAACAATACACAGATTGCCACTACAGCTTTTGTGAAATCAGCGATTGCAGCAATGGTGGGTTCTGCACCTGCGGCACTGGATACACTGAACGAACTGGCGGCGGCACTGGGGAATGATCCGAACTTTGCCACGACAATGCTTAATGCGCTGGCAGGTAAACAACCGCTGGACAATACGCTTACCAATTTGAGTGGAAAGGATGTAGCTGGTCTTCTCGCATACCTTGGTTTGGGAGAAGGCTCTGCATTACCCGTTGGTGTCCCTGTTCCATGGCCTTCCGCCACTCCGCCAACAGGCTGGCTGAAATGCAACGGCGCGGCTTTTTCTGCTGAAGAATACCCGGAACTGGCAAAGGCTTATCCGGCAAATAAATTGCCTGATTTACGTGGTGAGTTTATTCGCGGCTGGGATGACGGGCGCGGGGTTGACTCTGGACGAGGTTTGTTGACGGCGCAGGCGGAAACAAAGATAACTAACCACCACGGCAATGGCGGTAATGCTGATGATATTTCGGCTGGTGTCTCCGGTTCACCTCCCAAAAACTTTGTCAGAAACGCGGATTCGGCAGTTAATGCTGGTTCTGGTTTTACCGCTTTTGGCTCTGGAAATTTGACAATGAATGGTGTTACTTCTTATTTCGGTGTCCGTCCACGCAACATCGCATTTAACTACATTGTGAGGGCTGCATAATGGATAGCACTGTATTAAATAGCGAGTTTATTGCCACGAAGGCGGGGAATATTACTGTCTATAATTATGATGGTGAAACACGGGAATATATTTCCATATCGACTGAATATCTTGCCGTTGGTGTCGGCATTCCGGCATGTTCCTGTTTAGATGCTCCAGGCGCATACAAAGCTGGTTATACAATCTGCCGTTCTGCAGATTTTAACTCATGGGAATATGTGCCAGACCATCGCGGTGAAATCGTCTTTAGCACCGCAACAGGAGAATCAAAAGAAATCACAGCTCCGGGTAATTACCCTGATAATACAACCACTATCGCCCCATTAACGCCATACGATAAATGGGATGGTGAGAAATGGGTGACGGATACTGAGGCACAACACGGTGCCGCAGTAGAAGCGGCAGAAGCACAGCGTCAGTCACTGATTGATGCAGCAATGGCTTCCATTAGTCTGATTCAGCTGAAATTACAGGCCGGGCGGAAACTGACGCAGGCAGAAACAACCCGGCTTAACGCTGTGCTGGATTACACTGACGCGGTGACGGCAACAGATACCAGCACCGCGCCTGATATTATTTGGCCTGTATTCCCTGAGACTGATTAACCTCAATTAGTATTGGTTCGCCTTTCTCATTAATTGTTAGCTCCATGCCCTGAGGAATTTCTGTCATAGTAAAAAACCAGTTGTCCTCCGGTAATTCAATAGCCCCGGTCACGTCATGAAGACCGGGGATTACTTCAGTCAAAGTGTAGTGGCACACTAAATTTGGCCACCTGATGAAAGGTGATATTCTCACCACAACACAAAACAGGTGACTTAATGAACAAGAAAACCAAACGAACCTTCACCCCTGAGTTCAGGCTGGAATGTGCACAGCTGATTGTTGATAAGGGCTACTCATATCGACAGGCCAGTGAAGCGATGAATGTCGGTTCAACCACGCTTGAGAGCTGGGTACGCCAGCTCAGGCGAGAGCGCCAGGGTATTACGCCCTCTGCCACACCCATTACTCCAGACCAGCAACGTATCCGCGAGCTGGAAAAGCAAGTTCGCCGTCTGGAGGAACAAAATACGATATTAAAAAAGGCTACCGCGCTCTTAATGTCCGACTCGCTGAACGGTTCACGATAGCCGCCAGACTAAGTGACAGCCACACGGTTGTCAGCCTGTGTTCTGCTCTGGAAATACACCGCAGCAGTTACCGGTACTGGCGAAAACGACGCGATACGGTTAATCCGGCACGAGTCAGGTTGTGCAGCGAAATACGCCGGGCGTGGAACCAAAGTCGGGGCTCTGCGGGCGCGCGCACTCTGGCTGAAATGCTGACTCAAAACGGCGTCCCGATGAGCCGTTACCGTGCCGGACGTCTGATGAAATATCTGAACCTGAGCAGTTGTCAGCCCGGAAAACATCAGTATAAAAATGCCCGTCAGGAGCATACCAGCCTGCCGAATCTGCTTGAGCGTCAGTTCGCAGTACCGGAGCCAGACCGGGTATGGTGTGGAGATATTACGTATCTCTGGGCAGGAAATCGCTGGTGCTATCTGGCGGTTGTTATGGATCTTTTTGCCCGCAGGGTTATCGGCTGGAGTCTGTCAGCGCATGCCGATACCGCACTGATAAGCAGTGCCCTGCGGATGGCCTATGAGACGCGTGGCCAACCCCGGGATGTCGTGTTCCATAGCGACCAGGGAAGCCAGTATACAGGCCTTAAATATCAACAACTTCTCTGGCGTTGCAGAATAAATCAAAGCGTCAGTCGGCGGGGAAACTGCTGGGATAACAGCCCCATGGAACGCTTCTTCCGCAGTCTGAAAACAGAATGGGTGCCAACGAATGGTTACGCAGGCAAGGACGAGGCCCGGCAGCAAATTAATGATTACATATTGAACTACTACAACAGCGTCAGACCTCACCATTATAACGGTGGGCTGACGCCGGAAGAGTCAGAGAACAGATACCATTTTTACTGTAAAACCGTGGCCAATATTACTTGACCACTACAAAGTAACTGGATTAAACAGGCGCACAATAAACCCTCCAGGAAAAAGCATTTGATGATGGTCTGCCGTCGTACATCTGGCAGCGGGCATAAAAGCCGGTATTTGTTACCTGATCATCCACGATCATTGAAACGTGAACATTATTAGGTGTGCTCTCGTAATCCGTTCTTATTCTTTCCGCGATACTGATAAAACGTGAAAGTTTAGGCAGTGCAATTGGGTAAACAACTTTAGCCAGTCCATTATCATTAGATCCACCGGTTCCAAATACTTCTATTGCACCATCTGACCAGCGTATCCATGCACCATTGGCATTAGCTCCTCGCTGAATGACATATCTGGCTTCTCCCAAACCAACGTTTATGAAAATGCAGAGATAACGGCTAACTGGCATCATCCCCGGTTTTTATTCAGGGGATTGATCATGCTTATTGGCTATGTACGCGTGTCAACAAATGACCAGAACACCGATTTGCAACGTAATGCGCTGAACTGCGCGGGATGTGAGCGGATTTTTGAGGACAAAATCAGTGGCACTAAGTCCGACAGACCGGGACTGAAAAAACTGCTCAGGACATTATCGGCAGGTGACACTTTGGTTGTCTGGAAGCTGGACAGGTTGGGGCGCAGTATGCGGCATCTTGTTACGTTGATAGAAGAGTTGCGCCAGCGAGGTGTGAATTTCCGAAGCCTGACTGACAGTATTGATACCAGTACCCCAATGGGCCGTTTCTTTTTTCATGTCATGGGTGCCCTGGCTGAAATGGAACGCGAACTGATAGTTGAACGTACCAGGGCGGGGCTTGCTGCAGCTCGCGCCAAAGGCAGAGTAGGTGGACGCCGTCCTAAGTTGACCACCGAACAGTGGGCACAGATTGGACGCTTACTCGAGGCCGGAGAATCAAGACAGCGTATTGCACTGATTTTTGATGTGGGTGTTTCCACAATTTATAGAAAATTTCCGGCAAATAAGAGTAATGAATCCCCCTGAATCAGCATTATTTTGATTATCCCTGCAAGTAGACAAATACCGTCATTTTGTGTGAATAACGGTACAACTGCGCTTAGCTGTTTGTCAGGCACAATCACTTCAACATAGGGCGAAGCCTAATCCAATCAGGAGGTTCGCCACTATGGCTCAGGATTACCACCACGGGGTGCGCGTTGTTGAAGTCAACGAAGGCACCCGATCCATTACCACGGTGAGCACCGCCATCGTGGGTATGGTCTGCACGGGCGATGATGCCGATGCAAAAATGTTTCCTCTTAATCAACCCGTGCTGATCACTGATGTGCTGACTGCCAGCGGTAAAGCGGGTGAGTCCGGCACGCTGGCCCGTTCGCTGGATGCCATCGCTGACCAGGCAAAACCCGTGACCGTTGTTGTGCGTGTGCCGCAGGGTGAAACGGAAGACGAAACCACGACCAATATCATCGGCGCAGTGACTGCTGAAGGTAAAAAAACAGGTATGAAAGCCCTGTTATCTGCCCAGTCACAGCTCGGCGTTAAACCGCGCATTCTCGGCGTGCCAGGCCACGACACCAAGGCGGTAGCTACTGAGTTGCTGAGCGTGGCGCAAAGCCTGCGTGGGTTTGCTTACCTGTCAGCGTATGGCTGCAAGACGGTACAGGAGGCGATCACTTACCGTGAAAACTTCAGCCAGCGCGAAGGGATGCTGATCTGGCCTGACTTTACTGGCTGGGACACGGTGCTGAATGCCGAAGCAACGGCATATGCCACCGCCCGTGCGCTTGGTCTGCGCGCCAAAATTGACGAGCAGACCGGATGGCACAAAAGCCTGTCCAACGTGGGCGTGAACGGTGTCACCGGAATTTCTGCAGATGTGTTCTGGGATCTGCAGGACCCGGCAACCGATGCAGGTCTGCTGAACCAGAACGACGTCACCACGCTTGTGCGTAAAGACGGGTTCCGCTTCTGGGGTTCCCGCTGCCTGAGTGATGACCCGCTCTTTGCCTTCGAAAACTACACCCGCACGGCGCAGGTGCTGATGGACACGATGGCAGAAGCACACATGTGGGCGGTGGATAAACCGCTTAACCCGTCGCTGGCCCGCGACATTATCGAAGGTATCCGCGCCAAAATGCGCAGCCTGGTCAGTCAGGGCTATCTCATTGGTGGTGATTGCTGGCTGGATGAGTCGGTGAACGACAAAGACACGCTGAAAGCCGGAAAACTCACCATCGACTATGACTACACGCCAGTGCCGCCACTTGAAAATCTGATGCTGCGCCAGCGCATCACCGATCAGTACCTGGTGAATTTCGCCAGCCAGGTCAGCGCGTAAGGGGACAACATGGCTTTACCACGCAAATTAAAACATCTGAACCTGTTTAACGACGGGAACAACTGGCAGGGGATCGTAGAGTCGCTGACGCTGCCGAAATTCACCCGCAAATATGAGAAGTATCGCGGCGGCGGAATGCCTGGTGCAGTTGATGTGGATCTGGGGCTTGATGACAGTGCGCTGGACACAGAATTTTCCATTGGTGGTACTGAACTGCTGCTGTTTAAGCAGATGGGCAAAGCCACGGTGGATGGCATCCAGTTGCGCTTTACCGGCTCTATCCAGCGTGACGATACCGGAGAAGTGCAGGCCGTGGAGCTTGTGGTGCGTGGACGTCACAAAGAAGTGGATTCCGGCGAGTGGAAGACGGGCGAAAGCAACACCACCAAAGTGACCAGTACCAACAGCTACGCGAAGCTGACCATCAATGGTGAGGTGCTCTATGAAGTGGACCTTATCAACATGGTGGAAATTGTGGACGGTATGGACCTGATGGAAGCGCACCGCAACGCCCTCGGCCTCTGATATATCTGAACGGCGCGGGATACCGCGCCAGAACCCAATTTACAGGACAGCAAAATGAGTGATAAGCAGACTGAAAAGACCATTCAACTGGATACCCCCATCAAGCGCGGTAAAACAGAAATCACCGAAATTGTGCTGCGTAAACCGCAGTCCGGTGCGCTGCGCGGTACACGCCTGCAGGCCATTATGGATATGGATGTGAACGCGATGATGACCGTGATCCCCCGCATCTCCAGTCCGGCACTGACTGCACAGGAAATTGCAGAGATGGACCCGGCAGATCTCACTGCCATGTCGGTTGAGGTTGTCACTTTTTTGTTGAAGAAGTCGGTGCTTGCCGGTTTACCGACAGCCTGACGGTTGACGATCTGGTGGCAGATATCGCCACCATTTTTCACTGGCCGCCATCCGTTACTGACGTTATGCCGCTGACCGAAGTGCTGGAATGGCGGTATAAAGCGATTCAGAGAAGCGGGGCCAACGATGAGTGATAATAACCTGCGGCTGCAGGTCATTCTTAATGCGGTTGACAAACTCACCCGCCCATTCCGTGCTGCACAGGCCAGTTCGAAAGAGCTGGCTGGCGCAATCAGAAACTCCCGTGACGCATTAAAGCAACTCAATCAGGCGGGTAACAGCCTGGAAAAATTTCGCAAGCTGCAGGCCGATAACAAGAAGTTAGGCGACAGGCTGAACTATGCCAGACAGAAGGCTAATTTGCTTAGCTCTGAGCTGGAGGCGATGGAACAACCATCACAAAGGCATCTTGTGGCTTTAGGTCGGCAAACGCTGGCAGTCCAACGCCTGGAAGAACAACAAAAATATTTGCAGAAGCAAACGGCGCTTGTGCGTGCAGAACTGTACCGGGCGGGAATTTCTGCGAAAGATGATGCGGGAGCAACTGCCCGTTTAGCCCGTGAAACATCACGTTATAACCAGGAACTGTCGAAACAGGAGGCGCGGCTGAAGAGACTGGGGGAAGCTCAGCGCAGGATGAATGCAGCGCGTGCCAGTTATGCCCGTTCGCTGGAGGTGCGCGATCGTATTGCAGGAGCTGGAGCCACTACCACGGCTGCAGGGCTGGCAATGGGGACGCCAGTGATGGCGGCAGTAAAAAGCTATACCAGCATGGAAGATGCCATGAAAGGTGTGGCAAAGCAGGTCAATGGTCTGCGTGACGATAATGGAAACCGTACTGCACGTTTTTATGAAATGCAGGATGCCATCAAGGCTGCCAGCGAACAGTTGCCGATGGAAAACGGTGCTGTGGACTTCGCCGCACTGGTTGAAGGTGGTGCGCGCATGAACGTCGCAAACCCTGACGACAGCTGGGAAGACCAGAAACGTGACCTGCTGGCCTTCGCCAGCACGGCAGCAAAGGCGGCAACAGCCTTTGAGCTGCCAGCGGATGAACTGTCAGAAAGTCTGGGGAAAATCGCCCAGCTTTACAAAATCCCTACCCGCAATATTGAACAGCTCGGTGATGCGCTGAACTATCTGGATGATAACGCCATGTCGAAAGGGGGGGACATCATTGATGTGATGCAACGCCTGGGCGGTGTGGCTGACCGTCTGGATTATCGTAAAGCGGCGGCGCTGGGTTCCACCTTCCTGACACTGGGCGCTGCGCCGGAGGTTGCAGCCAGTGCAGCAAACGCGATGGTGCGTGAATTGTCCATTGCCACCATGCAAAGCAAGAGTTTCTTTGAAGGGATGAATCTGCTGAAACTCAATCCTGAAGTGATTGAAAAGCAGATGACGAAGGATGCGATGGGAACCATCCAGCGCGTGCTGGAGAAGGTGAACGCACTGCCGCAGGACAAGCGTCTGTCTGCCATGACCATGTTGTTTGGTAAAGAGTTTGGCGATGACGCGGCGAAACTGGCAAACAACCTGCCGGAACTACAGCGCCAGCTAAAACTGTCAGCGGGCAATGATGCGCTCGGCTCCATGCAGAAAGAATCCGACATCAACAAGGACTCACTTTCTGCTCAGTGGTTGCTGGTTAAAACCGGAGCGCAGAATACCTTCAGCAGCCTGGGCGAAACGCTGCGCCAGCCGCTGATGGATATTCTGTACACGGTGAAAAGCATCACGGGGGCGTTGCGCCGCTGGGTGGAAGCTAACCCGGAACTGACAGGCACACTGATGAAAGTAGCGGCTGTTGTGGCTGCGGTTACCGTAGGCCTCGGCACCTTAGCGGTGGCGCTGGCTGCAGTGCTGGGACCGCTGGCAGTCATCCGTCTGGGATTCTCTGTGCTGGGTATCAAAACGTTACCTTCCGTTACGGCAGCAGTAACACGAACCAGCAGCGCGTTGTCCTGGTTAGCTGGCGCTCCACTGGCACTGCTGCGACGCGGGCTTGCTTCATCGGGCAACGCAGCGGGTTTACTTACTGCGCCGTTGTCGTCTTTGCGCCGCACGGCATCACTGACGGGGAATGTCCTGAAAACTGTAGCAGGTGTGCCGGTTGCACTGTTGCGGTCTGGATTATCCGGTTTACGTGCTGTTGCTGTGATGTTTATGAATCCACTGGCAGCACTACGCGGTGGACTGGCTGCCGCAGGCGCGGTGCTGCGAGTACTGGCATCCGGTCCGCTGGCGATGCTGCGCGTTGCTCTGTATGCCGTATCTGGTCTGTTAGGTGCTCTGCTCAGTCCGATAGGTCTTGTGGTTACTGCACTGGCGGGCGTGGCGCTGGTTGTCTGGAAATACTGGCAACCCATCACCGCATTTCTCGCTGGTGTGGTGGAAGGATTCAAAGCGGCGGCAGGTCCCATCAGTGCAGCATTCGAACCACTTAAGCCTGTGTTTCAGTGGATTGGCGACAAAGTGCAGGCGTTGTGGGGCTGGTTTACTGATCTGCTGACGCCCGTTAAGTCGACCTCTGCCGAACTGCAGAGCGCAGCGGCAATGGGGCGACGATTCGGGGAGGCACTGGCGGAAGGGCTGAATATGGTCATGCATCCGCTGGACTCCCTGAAATCCGGCGTTTCCTGGTTGCTGGAGAAACTCGGCATTGTCAGTAAAGAGGCTGCAAAGGCGAAACTGCCGGAAAGCGTGACGCGTCAGCAACCTGCGACGGTGAATGCAGACGGTAAAGTGATGATGCCATCGGGTGGTTTTCCATCATGGGGATATGGCTTTGCGGGGATGTATGACAGCGGCGGCTATATCCCGCGCGGGCAGTTTGGCATCGTCGGTGAAAACGGGCCGGAAATTGTTAACGGCCCGGCAAATGTGACCAGCCGGAGAAATACAGCTGCACTGGCTGCCGTTGTTGCCGGAATGATGGGCGTTGCTGCCGCGCCTGCAGAGCTTCCACCGTTGCATCCTTTGGCACTTCCCGCGAAAGGCGGCGAAGCGATGGTGAGTCGTGCAGCCACTGTGCCGCCCGTTCACCGGATTGAGGCACCGACGCAGATCATCATTCAGACGCAGCCAGGACAAAGTGCGCAGGATATTGCGCGGGAGGTGGCACGCCAGCTTGATGAACGTGAACGCAGGCTGAAGGCAAAAGCCAGGAGTAACTACAGCGATCAGGGGGGATACGACGCATGATGATGGTGCTGGGATTGTACGTGTTTATGCTGCGCACCGTTCCGTATCAGGAACTGCAGTATCAACGCAGCTGGCGACATGCGGCAAACAGCCGGGTAAACCGTCGTCCGTCCACGCAGTTTCTGGGACCGGACAACGACATGCTGACGCTTTCTGGTGTTCTTATGCCGGAGATAACGGGCGGCAGGCTGTCGTTGCTGGCTCTGGAGCAGATGGCAGAACAGGGAAAAGCATGGCCCCTGATTGAAGGCAGCGGCACGATTTACGGCATGTATGTGATTGAGGGACTGAATCAGACTAAAACGGAGTTTTTCCGCGACGGTATGCCGCGCCGGATTGAGTTCACCCTGTCGCTCAAACGGGTGGATGAATCCCTGTCCGATATGTTCGGTGATCTCAGTGCGCAACTGAATAATCTGCAGGACACGGCAACGTCTGCCTTAAGCGATATCAGTAAAACGGTGGGAGGGCTGCTGCCGTGAATTTCAGCTCTGAAGTGCTTAACAAAGGCAACAAAACTCCCGCATTCAGCATCAGTATTGAGGGCAGGGATATCACCACTGTGCTGGATAACCGCCTGATGAGTTTGACGCTGACGGACAATCGGGGCTTTGAAGCGGACCAGCTTGATCTGGAGCTGGACGACGCCGACGGAAAAATCGTGCTGCCGCGCCGTGGTGCGGTCATTACGCTGGCGCTGGGCTGGAAGGGGCTGCCGCTTTTCCCGAAAGGGGCATTCACGGTGGACGAGATTGAACACACTGGCGCACCGGACCGCCTGACTATCCGGGCGCGAAGTGCTGATTTTCGTGAAACGCTGAATACCCGCCGTGAAAAATCGTGGCATAACACCACCATCGGGGAAGTGGTGAAGGAAATAGCCGCGCGGCACAAGCTGAAGATGGCACTGGGTAAAGACCTGTCGGATAAGCCCGTGGAGCATATAGACCAGACTAATGAGAGTGACGGCAGTTTTCTGATGCGGCTGGCGCGACAGTACGGTGCTATTGCGTCGGTGAAAAATGGCAATCTGTTATTCATCCGGCAGGGACAGGGTAAAAGCGCCAGCGGTAAACCACTACCGGTGATCACTATCACACGTAAGGACGGCGACAGTCACCGCTTTACCCTGGCGGATCGCGGAGCTTACACGGGTGTAATTGCCAGCTGGTTGCATACCCGCGAACCCGCGAAGAAAGAAAGCACCACGGTGAAGCGTAAGCGCAGGACTAAGAAGCAGAAGAAAGAGCCGGAAGCGAAGCAGGGCGATTACCTGGTGGGGACGGATGAAAACGTGCTGGTACTTAATCGCACCTATGCTAATCGGAGTAACGCCGAACGGGCAGCGAAAATGCAGTGGGAACGCCTGCAACGCGGTGTTGCGTCATTCTCGCTACAACTGGCGGAAGGTCGGGCGGATCTCTACACGGAAATGCCTGTGAAGGTCAGCGGCTTTAAACAGCCGATAGATGATGCGGAATGGACCATTACCACCCTGACACATACCGTCAACCCGGATAACGGTTTTACGACCAGTCTGGAGCTTGAAGTGAGGATTGATGATTTCGAAATGGAATGATTCTTCGCAATGGAGAACTTTTAAGTTTGCAAAATGGAATAATACGGTATCATTGTTGTGAATTTAGCAAAAATGGGGAGAACTCGAAAAATGATGATTTGCCCACTGTGTGGAAGTGCCGCCCATACTCGCAGCAGTTTTCAGGTATCTTCATTGACCAAAGAGCGTTATAACCAGTGCCAGAACATTAACTGCAGCCATACTTTTGTTACCCATGAAACTTTTGTTCGTTCGATTGCAACACCAAAAGAGTCGAATCCAGTTCAGCCGCATCCAATGAAATCAGGACAGGTGGCGCTCTCTCTTTGACGCTGCCGCCATTTTGTCGCCATCGTTAAAAAACAGTGCTTCTAACATCATGATTTTAAACATCTTAAATTTCAGGCAACAAAAAACCCATCAACCTTGAACCGAAATGGCGGGGTTGATGGGCTCCACAAAATGGGGACATCAAAGAAAAGCAGTGGCACTAATTAAGACTGATGCCCTGCGGAAAAGTTCTGCGGTTGTGCAAAAAAATTTCATTTTCAGGGCAACTTCAGTTTTATCCTAATCCTGGCCATACCATGACGATGATTGTCCCTGCCAGCGTCAGCAGGACGTTGGCGATTGCATAGGTGCCCGCATAGCCCAGCGCCGGGATGTTACTGCGAGCTGTATCACTGATGATCTCCATTGCCGGCGCGCAGGTGCGTGCGCCCATCATTGCGCCGAACAACAGTGCGCGGTTCATTCGCAATACATAAGCACCGAACAAGAAACAGATAACCACGGGCACAAGACTGACAATTAATCCGGCAATCAACATCTGACCGCCAATCGCGCCCAGGCCGTTATTAATACCGCTACCGGCGCTCAGACCAACGCCTGCCATAAACACCATCAAGCCGAACTCTTTCACCATGCTTAATGCACCTTGCGGAATGTAACCGAAGGTCGGGTGGTTAGCACGCATAAAGCCCAGCATAATTCCGGCGAATAACAACCCGGCAGCGTTCCCCATGCCGAAACTGAATGTGCTGAACTGGAAGGTGATCATCCCGATCATCAGCCCAATAACAAAGAAGGCGCAAAATGCCAGCAGGTCAGTGACCTGGCTGTGAATCGAGATAAAGCCGATGCGATCGGCGATGGTTTTTACGCGACGGGCATCACCGCTGACTTGTAAAACGTCACCTTTGTTAAGCACGACGTTGTCATCTATCGGCATCTCAATCTGGCTACGAATGACGCGGTTAAGGAAGCAACCGTGATCGGTCAACTTCAGTTGTGCGAGACGCTTACCTACAGCGTTATGGTTTTTAACGACCACTTCTTCAGTGACGATACGCATGTCGAGAAGGTCACGATCGAAAACTTCTTTACCGTTACGGAAGCTGGGATCGAGTCGGGCATGGGCGTCGGGATAGCCTACCAACGCTATTTCATCGCCCATTTGTAGCACGGCATCACCGTCTGGATTTGCCAGAATCCCGTTACGTCGAATACGTTCAATGTAGCAGCCGGTTTGTCGATAAATACCCAGTTCACGCAGATTTTTGCCGTCTGTCCAGGCCACCAGCTCCGGGCCGACGCGATAGGCGCGGATCACCGGTAAATAAACCTTACGGTTGGCATCAGTGTCCAGGCCACGTTCGCGGGCGATTTGCTGGGCGCTGGTCTGTAAGTCTTGATGCTGCAATTTCGGCAAGTAACGCGCACCAACAATCAAACTCACCAGACCGATTAAATAGGTTAAGGCATACCCGAGGCTCAGATTATCCAGTGCCAGTGAGAGCTGCCTGCTTTCCATGCCGGAATGACGCAGTGTATCGCCAGCACCGACCAGAACCGGTGTCGACGTCATAGAGCCTGCTAACATACCGGCCGTCAGGCCAATATCCCAGCCAAACAGCTTACCTAACCCTAAGGCGATCACCAGCGCACTGCCAACCATCACCAGTGCTAACATTAGGTAATTTTTCCCATCGCGAAAAAAAATGGAAAAAAAGTTCGGTCCGGCTTCGACCCCGACGCAGAAAATAAACAGCATAAAGCCAAGATTAAGCGCATCGGTGTTAATGCTGAAATGTTGTTGGCCTAATAACAGCGATACGACTAAAACGCCAATGGAATTACCCAGTTGGATCGAACCAAGTCGTAACTTTCCGAGACATAGCCCAAGCGCGAGGACCACAAATAATAACAGAATGTAATTCCCATTTAACAATTCGGCGACGTTTATATTCACGGAGGCTAACTTCTTGTTTACTAGTAAGCTGTTGAAAGAAATGGTAATTTACGATAATGTTTTTTACCAGAATTCAGGGCGCAGATTCATTCAGCGCACCTAAACGATAGTAAAGTAACAATATATTTTACTAGTGTAATCACATTAGGTATCAACGGCTATATGAATTGCGTTGGCCTATATTAGCATGGAATGCGAAGCGGCTTTATCTTACTGAACGCCACACTGGCGAAAAATGTGTTCGATAGACGCAGTGTCAGGAGGAACGAGTGAAACATAAACAACGTTGGGCGGGGGCAATCTGCTGTTTTGTCCTCTTCATTGTGGTGTGCCTTTTTCTGGCGACGCACATGAAAGGCGCTTTTCGGGCTGCCGGGCATCCTGAAATCGGCTTGCTATTTTTCATTCTTCCTGGAGCAGTCGCCAGCTTCTTTTCACAGCGTAGAGAAGTCCTGAAACCTCTATTTGGCGCAATGCTGGCGGCACCCTGTTCAATGCTCATTATGCGGCTGTTTTTTTCACCGACGCGCTCATTCTGGCAAGAGCTGGCATGGTTACTAAGCGCGGTGTTCTGGTGTGCGCTGGGGGCACTGTGTTTCTTATTTATCAGTAGTTTGTTTAAACCACAGCACAGAAAAAATCAGTAAAGCCCTCAACGCGAGGGCTTGTCAGACGATCAGGCGTCCAGATTTTCTTTCACCCATGCAGCAAAATCGGTATAGCCGCCGATATGTTGCTGATCGACAAAAATCTGCGGCACGGTTTCTACGGGTTTACCTGCCTTTTGTTGTAGATCTTCTTTAGTGATCCCTTCCGCACGAATATCTACATACTGATACTGAAAATCATCGCGTTCATTGCTCAATTTCTCAGCCAGATCTTTTGCACGCACACAGTAAGGGCAACCCGAACGACCAAAAATAACGGTTTGCAT